CACAACCTGTCGCTCGGCCATGCGCCGCCCGATGTCGATGTCTGCATCCGGCTTGACCTCGACGAGCGGCTGCAGCCCGGATGGCGTGAGGTTGTCGAGCGGGAGTGGGACAACGAGCACAACAACCTCCGCTATCGCTACGTGTGGTCGTGGAAGGCCGACGGCTCGCCGGGGCTCGTCTTCTACAGCGACCGCATTCACGCCCGCCACGGGTTCCGATGGACGGCGGCGACGCACGAGGGGCTCGTGTGCTGGAACGGCGAGAAACGACAGAAGTTCGTCGAGGGGCTGGAGATCCACCATCACCGGGACGCCGGCAAGCGGCACAAGACCGATCTCGCCCTGCTCCAGGTGGCCGTGCGCGAGGCTCCGCACGATGCCCGGGCCTGGTGGTATCTCGCCCGCGAAATGGAGTGGGCCGGCGACCCGCAGGCTGCGGCGACGTTCGTCCACTACCTCGGAATGAAAGGCGGCATGTGGACCGAGCGGGCCTACGCCTACCGCGCCCTGTTTCGCCTGACGGGCGACGAGAAGCATCTACACCACGCCGCGACGGAGGCGACCGGCGAGCCCGACGCCTGGCAGCAGCTGGCGTTCTGCCACTACAAGCGGGAGGAGTGGCGGGAGTGTCACGCCTTCGCCGCCCAAGCGATCAACGCCGACGGCCAGGGCACGCACGCGACCGATCCCGAGGCCAAGACAAAGGCCTACGACCTCGCCAGCGTGGCGGCCTGGAATCTCGGCATGCGGCCCGAGGCCCTCCAGTTGGCGAGGGAAGCCGTGGCACGATGCCCGGGAGACCCACGCCTGACGGGCAACGTCGAGGCAATGGAGCGAATCCTGGAGGCCGCCGCGTGAGCCTGCTCAAAGACCTCGCCGACGCCTTGGCGGAAGCCTTGTCGGGCTATTCGTGGAGCACTGTGGATGCCACTCCGTCCGTGTCTCGCGCGAACTGGCCGAGCGTAGACATCGAGGACATGGTCAACCCGGTGATCGTCGTCACGCCCGGAAGCCAGAACAACATCGAGCGAGTCGATCGCTCCAAGCACCAGTTCGACTACCAGATCAATGTGTTTGTCGGCAGGCACACGCCAACCGAGGCGGATGCCGACCAGATGCTCGAGTTCACGGAAGAGATCATCGACGTGCTGCTCGCGAACGACTGGGGCGAGTTGGAGTTTCCGGCGACGAGCCCGATGTCGATCAGTCTCGACATCAACCCAGACGAGGGCCTGCAGGAACGCAACGTGTGGCGGGCCGTGATCTCGGTCACGTACAGGACGTTCCGCTGATGGCACGGGCAAGCCGGGCACACATTCGCCCCGGTGCCGTCGGCGGCAATCGCCGAGAGGCCTCGGCCGCGACGCAGTCCAAGATCGCCCTGCAAGCAAAGATCAAGGGCCAGTTCTTTGATCGGGCAAAGGTGCGGCGGGCACTAGAGAAAGCCAACTACGAAGCCCTACGCAAAACCGGCCGCGACATCCAGGAGGCGTCAAAGCGTGGCATTGGCCAGAATGCCCCAGCAAAGACAAAAGCCGGCCAGAAAGCGGTGCGGGCAAACGAGATCGTCGAGTTTGTCGGCGGCCTCTACCGCGACATCACGATGGCCGGAAGCGGCAAGCCTCGCTCGGCCGGCAGGCCAATCAAGTCGTGGGCACCAAAGCGGTTCGCTTACCGCGACGTGATGTTTTTCTGGGATGGGTCGCGCCGCAGCGTGGTAATCGGGGCACTCAAAGCTGACTGGCTTGGCCGGCTCCATGAGTTCGGCGGCACGATGACGCTCACTGCCTACCGCATTGGCGTCGGGGCGGCCCGGAATGCGTTCCTGCGACGCAAGGGTTATGGCAAGCAGGGGCGAGACGCCAAGGGGCGGTTCACTACAAGCCTGCCCCAAGCCAATCAGTTCCAGTACGGGGCAATCCTTTGGTCTCACAAAGGCTTTCGCCACTCCAGGAACTGGGAGCGGACGACCATGACCAAGACCGCTCGCTATCCTGCCAGGCCGTACATGCAGGGCGCGGCGGGCGTCCAGAAAGTTGTGGCCCGCGCCCGCGAGCGGTTCCGCGACACGCTCCGCGCAGCCTAGCCACACCCCCTGCGGAGAGCCTGCCTGTCAGCCCTATCGTGAGCGGCACACCCCGCACACGGAGCAGTCCACATGGCAGTGACCCTCGGCAAGGACGCGAATATCACGGGCATTGCGAATGCTCGCAGTGTCACGGTCAACAACTCGGCGAGTGAGATCGACGTGACCAAGTTCGGCGACGCGGCCCGCAAGTTCCGTAAGGCGCTTATCGAGCAGACCGTCGAGGTCGAATGCGTGGACGACCCGGGCGTTGAGGCCGGCGACACGTTCACGCTCGGTGGAACGAATACCGGCAACGTCGAGTACGTCGTGACCAGCGTCGCTAAGGCTGACCCGATCGACGGCATCCAGACGTGGACCGTTTCCGCCAGCCGTCACTCCACCACCTAACGCAGGAGCACCAACATGTCCATTGTTCTTGGCAAGGACGGCTCGGCCCCTCCGTTCGGCACCGACATCATCTCGGCGACCTACACGGAAGAGTGTGAAGTCATCGACGTGACGAACCGCGCCAACGAGGGCGGGGCGTCGGGTGCAGCTGGCTACCGGGCCTACAAGGCCGGATTTACCACGAAGATGTGGGAGATCGAGTGCCACGACGCCACGGGCGTGATTGCTCAACTCACGAGCAATACGCCGGCCAGCAGCTTTCTTGTCATGGGCGTCACTGAGAACATCGGAATTGACGGAGCCGTGACGTTTACGATCACCGCACGGGAGGGCTAATCCCGTGGCGATCCAACTCGGCAAGGATTGCGTCATCAGCGTTGACGGCGTCACGCTGGTCGGCGTGCGTGCTGTCAACGTGCAGCGGACCGCACGCACGATTGACGTAGACGAGTACGGCAGCCGCCAGGCGACCGTCTACCCGACCGGGTTTGAGACCTCAGTGTCGATTGAGTTCAACGACATTGACGGCTGCAACCTTGCCAAGGATGGCATCATTGAGGGGCGGCAGTTCAGCCTGGTTTCGGTCGGCGGCAGCGGCGTAGCTATTCCCTGCGTTGTCACGTCGTTTGCCGAAAGTCAGCCCGTCGATGGCGTCGTGACATACACGGTCGAAGCCCGCTTGTGTCGGGAAGGCATCCAGCCAAACGAATGAGAGGTGACGAGTGAGGGAGTTTCGCGATAACGAGGGTCGTCCCTGGCAGGTGGCGCTCACGGTGGCATCTGCCCTGCGGGTGCGGGACATGGTCACGGTGGACGTGACGGTCGAGGAGGAGTTGCCAGACGGTGGCGTGAAGACTGAGCGCAAGACGCTGCCATTCGACATGGTCGATGTGGCGTCGCTGTCGCAGACGTTCCAGGTGCTTCGCGGCCAGTTCGCCAAAGTGGGCGAGTCGCTGTACGCGATCCTGACCAAGCAGGTTGAGGAGCGGAAGCTGACGAAGGATCAGTTCCTCGACGGGCTTCGCGGCGATTCCTTGGAGGCGGGAGCGAAGGCCCTGGAACAGGAGCTTGTCGATTTTTTCCCCCAGCGCCTCCGTCGAATGGTCGGGCTCCTCGCGGCAAAGATGGACGAAGTGGCCGGCGAGATGCTCGACAAGGCGGAGGCGGGGCTGGCCGAGGTGAAGGCGTCGGATCTGCCTGGAGTGCGATCTGGGAAGCCGCAGGAATCCTCGGCGTCCACCCCGGCGAGTGGACCTTCCGGCAACTCGCCGCAGCCCGAGACGCCCGCCTCGAACACGACTGGTGGCACACCGCCAACGTGATGGCGGCGATCTTCAATGTGAACAGGGACCGCCGCAAGCCGCCAATCGACCCGTCAAAGCTACACCCCTTCGCTCGCAAGAAAGCAGTCCGCCAGGCCACACCAGAAGAGATTGCCAAACTTTTTGGGCCTGACTGGCACACGGTAGAAACATGAGTGCAGGACGTGTCAGGCAGGGCGGCGTATTCGTCGAAATCGGCGCTGACGCGCGCAAGTTCTTTGCGACGCTCGACCGCGTCAATAAGTCGGTCGGAAAAGTTGGCGCGTCGATCGCCGGTATCGGCGGCCGGATGGCCGGCGTCGGGGCCGGGCTTGCCGCACCGTTCGTGGCCTCGGCTATGGCCGGGGCACGGTTCCAGGACGTGCTGCTCAACGTCCAGGCGTCCACCGGGGCGACTGCGGCCGAGATCGACCAGGTCCGCAAGGCCGCCCTCTCAATGTCGCAGGCCCTCGGCGTCGGGCCGACCGAGGCCGCTGCCGGCTTCCTTGAACTGCTGAAGGCCGGCATGTCGCTGGAGCAGGTGCTCGGCGGGGCCGGCGAGGCGGCGATCGCGTTTGCCAAGGTCGGCGGCATGGCCGTGGCTGACGCCGCGGTCGTGATGGCCGACGCCATGAACGTGTTCAAGGTGAGCGGCGACGTGGCTGCGAACACGCTCTCGGCTGCGGCCGACGCGAGCTCGACCTCGATCGAGGGCATCGCCCAAGCGTTCTCGCAGGTGTCGGCCGTCGCCGGGCTGGCCAACCAATCCATTCAGGACACGGCCGCTGCGTTGGCTGTGCTGGCCAACGCAGGCATCAA